CTTTTCTCGTCCCCTACATCAGTTTAATTGACCAGACATGGCAGAGTTTTTACAAACAGGGCATCAAAGACATTGGAGTCATCCAGGCAGATCACGAATTGTACGATCTTGATGCTACCTGCCAGATATGTTCTGTAGAAACACTGTCAAGACGTAAGATTTACCCTGATGTCGATCTTGTTATTGTCGATGAGGCGCACAGAAGGAGTGCTTTTGTCCTGCATTGGATGGAAATGGGTGCAACCTTCGTCGGTTTGACCGCAACACCGTGGTCTGTAGGCATGGGCAATCACTGGAAGTCCTTAATTGTCGGTAAATCTACTCAGGAAATGATTAATCAGGGCTTTTTATCTGACTTCAGGGTGTTCGCACCGTCTTCGCCTGACTTAAAAGGCATTAAGACAGTCGCTGGAGAGTATCATCAGGGCCAATTGTACAAACGAGTCGCCAATACCACGCTTATTGCCTCAATTGTCGATACCTGGTTAGAGAAATCCAGTCATGAGAAGACTTTACTGTTCGCTGTTAACCGCGCTCATGCGGCTGAGATACAGGCCCGTTTCTTAGGCCGAGGCATTGCAGCAGGCTACATTGATGCAAACACGCCACCAGACGAGCGTGAGAGCATCAGGAGAGACTTTCACTCAGGGGTGATAAAGGTTGTCTGTAACGTGGGATGTCTGGTTGCGGGGGTAGATTGGGACGTTAGAACACTTATCCTAGCTGCTCCTACTAAATCAGAGATTAAATACGTCCAAATGGTCGGTAGATCACTCAGAACAGCGGATGGTAAGGATTATTCTCTGATCCTGGATCATAGTGATACGACTCACAGACTGGGATTTGTTACTGACATCCTCCACGATCAGCTAAACGATGGCTCCAGGAAGCAACCTGCAAAGAGAGAGAAGCCAGAGCCTAATCCTTGCCCTAGATGTGGTGCATTGAAGACCTCATCTGTCTGCCCTCACTGCGGATACCGATACATTCCGCAGTCTAAGGTAGAGAACGAACGGGGTGAGTTGGTTGAGGTCAAGAAGGCTAAGAAGCTAAAGAAGGAATACTGCAAGGAGGCAAGGCTAGAGGCGTATGCCATGTTCTTGCACTTTGCTAGGAGAAGAGGATTTAAAGAAGGTTGGGCCTACCACAAGACAAAAGCGTTAACAGGAGCATTCCCATGTCAGAAAGTGCCACCGATACCACCGAACGAGGAGATTCTCAAGTTCATCAAGAATCAGACAAGCAAATGGTCGAGGGAGAAAAAGAAGCTTTCTGGCGGGACAGATTTAGAGAAGCAAATACCTTTGCTTGCGAAGTAGAGGCGAAGAATCACGATCTACAGTTTGAGGTTGATCTACTACAAAAACAGTTAGCTTATGCTGATAAGAGACTAGATAGCGCAATTGACTGGTGGAGGGAGTTACAAAATGGCAAAGAAATATAGCAAGGCTCACTATAAACACTGGAAGGTTAAAACCCCAGGACGGTCTGATGGTGTACGCTCGGCAGTGAAGAACCTTAAGAGCAAGAAAGAGGAGTCTGAATTAATTGCAGAGCAAACCAAAGCTTTCCTAAAAAGTGGGGGAAAGATTGAAGTCCATGAGCAGGACTTTTGCACCGACATATCAAAAGTTGCTTATGGCTATCAGAAGGCTACCTATTGATGAACGCTCCAATAAAAGCCAAGCAGATTAAGGGTAAGGCTCAGTCCCGTGAAGCTATGCTGGAGTTCCTTACAACAGCGACTAAAGCAGTAGACATGCAATACCCTGTCGATATCAGCATTACCACGGATACTGGATTGCTTGACTGTTATGCAGTGTTCTGGATTTGGATGCGGCACATGACAAAGCATCTTAAAGAAAACTTCCCTGGCAAGTACGATAACTTAACTGACAATGGTGAACCAGATCCAGATGATGAAAAACCCTGCTTGCATGACGTTGTGTGCATAATGTTTCTTGGCGAGACTAAACTTAAAAAAGCAGGGAAGACAATCATTCTTCCTACTATGAAATCTCTTACCAAACCTAAGATGAGTACAGGGCAAGTGATAGACTTTCTAAGGCGAATAGAAGAGTGGTCTATATCCGAAGGCATTATCCTGCCCCAACCACCCAGCGAATACACAGAGGCTAGATAATGAGCATTAATGAAGCAACCTCAGAAGAGTGGGATCACGCATACAAAAGGCATTACCAGATGGATATAAGCAACATACTAACCCAGGACTTTCAGGTCACTGTGGTACGAGAGTTCTGCAAGCTACATGCCGAGGTTGCTGAAGATGAAGCCGTCCGTAAAGCCTGTAGTGTCCTGATGGAATACTGTAAGCCTGTTGATGATTAACTTTCAGGCAAATCTTTTCCTCTTTCTGATTCTGCCATCTTATTAAGACTTTGTATCGTGAGAAGAATGCTTGCTCTTAATGCAGTCATAGAGGTAGCTGCTTTCCCTCTCCCAGCCATTGCTTTTGCCATTGTGTCGCTATTCGCTAAGTTAGCTATAATCCCAATCTGTATTTGCTTGAGCCTAGCATTGAAAGCCTTGGGAAGGTTAGTAAGAGGCGAAAGTTGGGCAGCCGCAATTTCAGCAGCAGCAATGCTAGACCCAGAATCGGCAGATTTTAAAAATGAAGCGTAAATCTCTGCATCCTGAATTAATTTTCGTTGCTCGCTAGAAAGTATCTGCCAAAACCTGCCGCTTTTTATTTTTTCAATATAGGAAGTAAACACCTGGGGATCAATTTCTAGGTGACCCTCTCTATAAGAAGTTGTGTTGTCTAATATGTCTTGAAAGACCAACTTCCGCAAATCGTTATTTTCAATAACGCCTTGTGAAACTAGCTCCATTAACTCTTGTGATGAACCAGATTCAATAATGGCAGAAACGGCTTGTGCGTCTGCTGCCTGTTGCTGGAATAATTCGTTCAGAATTCCTTTATCCAGCTGTTTAATGTTTCTTTGGTATACATCCAAGACTGTTCTTATATTTTTAGGAACTAAGATCTCTCCACCACGCCCCATTGCCAGAAGCCTGGAATTGATAGTGCCAGGACTTCTAAGCAAGTCCGTAATCAAAGCAGAACTAAACTTTTCAAACTCTTCTTTCGGAAGCTCCCTTTTTGCTGCTATTGCAACGTCTTCCGTAATGTCTCCAATCAAAGAATTAAATAATTTTTCTCCAGAACCAATTTCATCACGGCTGACGCGAGAAAAAGATAAAGCATCTAAAACAGCCGCCCTGTCCTTATAAATCTTATTTGCCTTTTCAAAGGCTGATTTTACACTTCCTGAAGACCCCTCTGGGGAAGTTATAACCTCGTGAAGATCCCTTAAAAGCCTTGAGGCAATGCCCTGCGATTGAGTCTTTGTGCCTGCTCCTGGGGTCTTTTCTGCTTCATCAATTAGCGTTGATCGTATTTGAGCAAGCGCCCTGGCAGCTTCTGCTGGGTTTTGAGCCTGAAGGTCTTTTAGTTGAGAAATTTTCCTAATTATATCTTGCAGGGTTGGGCTTAACTCAGGGCCAACCTTTACGTCTTGGCGAACCTCTCTCGTGACAAGCTCCATATCATCTACAGACCGTCCCTGCCAAGATGTTTCAGACCCGCTTTTTCCTTCTAACCTATATTGGCGGCTTAACTCAGCAGCCTTCTTCTTTAGAGAAGATACATCGTAAACAACGCCTTTTTCTCCAGCTAATTCAAAGTAATCATCATATGCTTGGTTTGATAATGTCCTGCTACGCTCTGCAAATTCATCAACGCCTCGGGAAACTGCTTGACCTCCCTGCTCTTTTGACGTTTCTGAGAAGGGGAAAGACATGCCTCCTGGGGCTTCTCCAGCTATATCTCTAGTAGCCTCTTTTGATGCCTCCCTTCTCGCTTGGCTTATCAGGTCTAACAACCCCCTGTCGCCAAGGTTAGCAATTTCTAACTCTAAAATTCCTTCTTCTGACCGAGGAAAAGCTTGCTCTTCTATTGTTGAAGCAACCCCCGCTCTTCTCCTGCCAGATATGCCTTCAACTCCTCTAGCCCCAGGGTAACCAGAGCCTAATCCTTCTGATATTGCTGTCGCTCTCTGGGAGAGTGGACCTCCAACTTGGGCAGCGGGCATTCCCTGACGAACCCCTGCATCTAAAGCTTCCTGCCTTCTTCTTACTAGCTCATCCCCTTCGTTAGACCTGAACCCTCTCCCTAGCACGGCGTTACCAACCCTAGCAGTAAAGTCTGCTACCCTGCCTCCAGCCACGTTAATTAGGCCAGACTCAAGAGCCTCTTTCCCGACATCGCCAACCGTTTGATCCTCTAAGCCAGTAAACTGGTCTATTACCTCATCTAATGTCTTCCCTGCAAAAGCGCCAACAAACTCGTACAAAGCTCTTTGTAAAATGCTTTTCGCAGGAGCAAAAGCAGAACCAACAGCAGCTACAGTCTCAATAGACGCTAAATTGCCAAGATCAGCAATATCAGAAATATTGAACTCTTTAGGAGAGTCAATCTTATAAAATTGGCTTTGTTCTTCCCCCTCGCCTGGGATCATAAACCCCATGATTCGACCGCCATCTGGGTCTTCCAAAGCAACAGCAATAGCCTTTTCTGGCAGCTCCCCTGATTGCTCTAAAAAACGAACAGCATCTGGAGCAGATTCAATTCGAGACAGCTTCGCCCGTAAAGCAGGATTATTTAGATCCCAATCATTTACGCTGGTTGGTTTAAAAAACTGCTCCCCCAGTTTTGCTCTGTGAAGTGCTTCTTCTTCGGTACTTCTAAGTATTGCTTTTACTCTGGCTTGGTCAGGATCATACTTTGGGGTTGGATCTATTAACCCCCTAGAAACGGCTGAATCAAACGCTAATTGGTCTTCGTTGTTTAAAAGACCTCGGCGGTCAGCTTCAATAAGAACATCTACCCTGCTATATAACTCTGGCCTGTTTGAACTATCTGTATTTTCAGGCATCAAGCTAGCCATTTTTGGATTTTGAGCCATTTTAATATCCCAACATTGCTTTTACTTCGTCATTAGTCAACTCTGGAAGCGGATCAATTCTTTCCGACTTTCTTCCTACTGATGCTTTTCTAAGGGTAAGAAGTTCTTGGAATACCTCCAGACTAGCCAAAACAGCTTCTAAATCGTCTTTCGCTTCAAGTCCTCGTATCACTTTCGCAGCCAACTCTTTTTCTGTTACTGAGGCTCCTCTGGTACTTTGTATACCCTTTGTTACAGAGCGGGCGTTAGATATTAAGTTGTGTAGTTGTGACCGCACAGTCTTAATACTAGCGGCTTCCTCCGACGAAATGGGCTTTCCAATTATGCTTGCAAGTGTTTCTACAGCCACTTCTCCAGCGGGGAGTTGCATTAATGTTCCTACTACAGAGGAGTCGATTGCCCATCCTTGTAGTCCAAAAGCTCTTTCTGGGTTCCGTAAATTAGCGATGCCATCCCTTGTGGCATCAAGCAGACCCTGGAGTTGATCCGTTTGTTGGTCTAAACCCTGATCTCTGGTGTTAGAACCCACTGTCCGTCCAGTACCCCCCATTCTCACAGTAAACCCGCCCTGTCCGTCTGATACAAATTCCACCCCTCCACTGGGAAGGCTTGCTCGGGTTCCTTCAACTAATCCCTCTTCAAAAGCTTTATCAATTGCTTCCGTATCTGAAGCAAGAACCGACCTAACAGGAACTCCTTCTTTAGTTGAAAAGTTAATTAGTTGAGCGTTTACAATCTCTTTTTTACCTAACAGAGCATCTCTTGCTTCCCCTAATGTGTGTGCAGAATCTCCTGCTCTAGCAGCATTTACTAGAGTCCTGTGAACGCTTTTTAATTCATTATCGGATAATTTCTCCCCAGCAAGATTCTTTTTAGTTTTTAATGCCTGCTGAAGATCCCCAATTACCGCAAGTGATTGCGCTCTATTCCCTAATATCTCTTGATTTCTGTCTGTCTGGCCTTGCTGATGTTCAAGTACACTTTGCCCATGTGTAATTAGTTCTCTTGCTTCTCTTGCTTCCGCTCTAGCGTTAGCATCCTCATCTCTTCCAGCTTTTGCCCGCGCAAGCTTTAAAGTAGTAGCAGTGTTTTTCTCTTGTTGAGCTAATGCAGCTAATTCTGTTGCTCGCTTTTTATCGCCTCTTCTTGCTGCTTGCATAGCTTGAATTGAAAGATACCCAGCAGTGCCTGGAGCAAAACCTGAATCTTTAAGCTCTTCAGCTTCTTCTCCAAGTATTCTTTTATCTCTCATCTGCCCAGGTACACCACCAATAGCTCCACCAAGGTCACTAAACCCCTGGAGCATACCTCCTGCATTGCCTAAGTTAGCCAGAAATTGTTGTGAAAATGTAGCCATTGTCTATCTCCTGTTAACTAAACAAGCCGCCTAATGCAGCTTTAGCCATGCTTGTGCCAAAACCACCAGCAATACCAGCCTGACCAAGTGCTGATGTAAGCAGAGCTTCAAGACCCGCTGCATAAGTCTCTCCGTAAGCATTTGTCGCTTGAGATACTGACTGTCTCTGTTGTTCTGCTCCGGTCATTCCTGGCTGCAACGATCCGACAAGCTGTGCTTGTGGAATGTAACCAGCAGACAACATACCTGCACCCAACTGAGCCTGACGTAGTTGCTCCTGACCTGCAAATTCCATAGCACCTAGCCTGTTCCGGCTATAAGCCTCTTCTTGTGCTTTAGCCATTTCTAGTCCTTCAGGAGTCCCACCAAACATACTGGTTTGTACACCCAGCCGTCCTTGTCCTTGTAAGCGTTCTTCTAGGGCAAGTCTTTCACGTTCTCTCTGAGGATTGATAGAGTCCATCATTCTCTGGAAAACCTGTTCTTCACGAGCGGCAGTATCTGTTTCTGCTGCCTCAAACATGCCTTGAGATCCTGCTAAACGATTCTCGTAAAAAGCTTGTTCGTCAGGGGAAAGGTTTAGCCTGTAGTCTGTCTGAGCAGGGACAACAGTACCATCAGGCAATGTAGTCCCAGGCTTTTCCATCATTCCGAAATCACTGCCAGTAGCGGTTGTTACGGTATAAGGCTGGAACTTTAGTCTGTCAGAAAGGACACCAGCAAGACCGTCATCTCCTGCAAACTCACCATAAGCCTGTTCGCCTATCTCGCCTACTTTGTCATAACCCTCTTTTGCAAAAGCAAGCCCTGCGGCAGTGCCTAACCCGCCAAGAACATAATCTGTAGTGGTTGGCATTAGGAAGTCCCTCCGCTAATGAAAGTTCTTGTTTCCATATTATTATTCATATCGTTTTACCTACTAAAGCAAGCACGTTTATTTCCTGTAATGACATTTCTTTACCGTCAATGTCAGATTCCATGTTGATTGACAAAGTTCCACCACTACCGCTCGTATTCACGCTGGGACGAGCGATAAACAGTCCATTGGTGAACTCGTCTTCATTAAACTCAGATACGTTATATTCAGCTAGAGTAGGGCCAACAAGCGTTATTTCTTCAACAGCAGACGAAGAATTAAAATTATACGCCCAACGGACTGCTATAACTGAGTCTTTCCCGCCCAGAATAGTGGCTCTTAGCTTCTTTAGAAATTTAAGTTTGGCCGGATCTCCAAAGGACAGCTCAGGACTTGTGTACTTAAACACATAAGAATCGCTATTATCCTGATAACCTGAATACTGTCCAATGCCGTGTTCACTGCCTATTAGCAACGTCCCGTTATCTTGTCTGACATAAGAAGTAAAACCTGTCTCGGGCCACCTTGTAGCTCGATAAGAACCGTTGTCTAAAGCTCCTCTTAGGTCAAAGCAGAACGTCATGTTCTCGCTAGAAAAGGTTAACAAGTAGAAGTTTTCTTCTGGATGGTACACAGACCTGAAGAAATCTGTCTCAGCCGTTAACGTAGCAATAATGTCTTTAGTAATCGTCCCTGACAAACTACTTAGTGGCATGGATTTCTCTTGTATCGTCCTGCCAAAGCTTTTCAGTCCTGTTTGAGACAGGAATAATACATCCGTTCCAGTGGCCTGTACCGTATCTCTATCGACACAACCAACCCCGGAAATCGTATCAGCCAACGTCATAGAGGCTGGAGCAGTAGCACCTGAGTAAACAACTACACTGTGTTTGCCAAAAATAATCAAATGGTTGTTATGGGCAGACAAAGCAACAATCTCGTCATACCCGTCAGGCCAGACCTTAGATATGTCTATAGAGCCAGAACTGCCACTTGTCCATATATGCCCTGCTAAAAGGTCAGACCAGTACACCGTAGACTTATCAGCAGCAAAGTCTGCCGTCCAGAGTCTACCATAAGCTGCTAAAACCTCGTTTCCAAAGATAGTAGAAGAAATGCCAGCAGCACTATTGACCGAACTAAGTAACACTACGTCAGTGTTTGCCCCGCCTGATGTCCCTGAAGCAACAGTATTATAGATTAGAGGGGCGTAACCACGCTGAAAGAAGTAAATGCTGTCGTTAAAGTTAACCATCTTCCAGTTGTCAGCACTAATGCTGTAGCCGCCTGGAGTCTCATCAACCAACGTAGTTGTGCCGCTGATTATCTTGTTATTACCAACAGAGAATACCTTGGTTGTTCCTGCATCATTCTTAAACTCTTTGATCGCCCGTATCCTTCCAGATCCCAGAACGGTCTTGTTTGTAGTAATGACACTTAGTCCTTTACGGGCAGCAATACGTCCACGCTGATCTATCACAGCGTTGTCTGCTATTTCTGCAAAAGACGGGTCTTGAGCCAAAGGAGAGTCTTCGGTATTAATTCCCTTAAAAGCTGGTGCTACCAGATTGATGCTTGCTAGTTCTTGGGCCATTAGTTTCTCAAGGGGTATAGAAAATAAGTTCTTCTGGGTGTCTGCCAGCGTCCTGCGCTATTGCATCTGACAGGTATTTGTTTGCCATCTCGAAATACTCTGGAGTAGACGTACCGCCTGTTTCTCCTCGCTCTCTTGAAGCAAAAGCTACCGCAAGATGTAATACAGGGACTGCTGGTATGCTTAAAGTATCAGTGTCTCCGCTCAGACTAGCGTTACGCTTTGCAGCTTTAAACTTCAAAGAATAAACACCATCAGGCTTTGGGTAAACTTCTAAAATCATGTCACCATTAGAGTCAGCACCGTTGTAAGTATAGTACTGTGGTGCGCCACTCAGAGGCGTTTGTAGCAACAGTTGTTTTTCAAACCAGTTGCTTGTTCTGTATTCCATAGTGATGTTTGACGTATCGTTTATCACCAGAAACTCTTTAATCTTATGCCCTGAGCCTGTTAGCGGGTAAGTGTAATCTCCATTAGACGTTGTAATCGTTATTAGAGTCCTTAACTCAGACCAATCCCAGGCATTTTCTACAAGGTCTTTAGCATCATTGATTAAATCACCAATTAGCTTGCTGTATGAAGTAGCAGAGACTGTGGAAACCTCTGTCTCCCGCAGTCTTCTTAATACGTTGTTTACTAAATCTAAATAGGTCATTAGACCATTCCTTTAAATATAATCATTTAAACCAGACCATCAAACAGTCCCTTTTTACTGCTCGACATATTTTCGCTCATAATTCGATTAAGAGAAACAATATAGTCTTTGCGTGGCTCGTAAGCTACGGGCGTAAACTGAGGTAAGCCTAAGTCGTCTCTGTTATAAAAAGCATCAGGTGTGCCACCAAGCATACCCCCGCCACCGCCGCCACCGCCTTCAGTAGAATCATCAGGAGGAGGAGTCTCAGTAGGAGGAGGAAAAGTCGATGTTGGAGGTTCTTCTGGCGGAGGCTCTACTACGTCTGGAGGAATAACAACCTCAGGCTTAGGCTTAGGCTTAGGCTTAGGCTTAGGCGGCGGCGGCGGCGGAGGTGGAGGTGGAGGCGGCGGTGGTACAACTGTTGGAGGTTTTTTTGGCGGAGGCTCCTCTGTTACCTTTGGAGGAATAACAACCTTAGGCTTAGGCTTGGGTTCAAGAGATTTGTTGTGGGACACAACGCCGTCAACCATATAAGTATGAGTAGATGCCGTAGTAAAGTTATAAACTTTGACATTTTCTTTACGACTTTCAAGGCTTGTAAGTTCAACCGTCCCTTTAGCTCCGATCAATAAATCGCCAGCCTCTAATTGTCCGATTGAGATTCCGTAACTTTCATATACAGACGTAGAAGCTTTAGGGTTAACTGACTTCCAACCAGCTTCTGTCATAAATGGATGAGCTTCAGTAGCTGTAATATGTCCATTTAGCGTCCACAACGAATGATCCTGTGCTTCAATATCGTGTACATAGGATACGGTATCAGTTGTTCCTTCGATGGCCTGTACTTCATCGCCGACTTGAATATTTTCAATATTCTTTTGTGTTCCATCAGCCATATCAATTTTCGTGCCAGCAATAAAACAAGTTGCTACAACTTTTTCTTTACTTGTATCAATTCTAGGTTCTTCCGGCTTAGGCTGTTCACCCGGCTTAGGCTCTTCACCCGGCTTAGGCTCTTCACCCGGCTTAGGCTCTTCACCCGGCGGGCGCTCATCACCCGGCGGGCGCTCATCACTCGGCCGGGGATCTTCATCAACAGGACGCTTATCATCCCCAGGAAGTTGATCCCCAGGAAGTTGATCGCCTGGTGGTTGATCGCCTGGTGGTTGATCGCCAACAGGCTCCTTCCCAGCAGATTCATCACCACCAGCAATCGCTGATGCAGGCTCAAACCAGTTTTCAGGAAGATTATTAACTGCATTCCTATGTGCAGCCCCTATTAGTTTTGTTCTAAGTCCCTCTAAAATCCAATTTGATTCTTCCCACCACCCGCGTTTCTCGGGACTATTGAGAATCCCTTGAAATATCTCTTCAATCTTTCCCATGAGGTCTTCTTCAGAAGTCCCTGCAACTATCTTACCAGCCTCTCTCAAGTCTTCAAATATTCCCCCAACCTCTTCTATTATTTTCTTAGGAAAAGCTAACAGGTCTGATCCTGCTTTTTGAATTGACCCTGTGATTTCTCCAATAATGTCTGGCAGCGGCACAAACGTACCGTCCGGGTTCCTGAATTTAATCTTTAGAACATTGCCAGGAATCGGCAGAGCAATGGGAAGCTTGAGCAAGAAACTATCACCGTCTTTTGGATTTATCTCAACACCAATGCCGCCGCCCTCTAAGGCTTGATTCTGGAGGATTTCCATTACTTCCTCTTCAATCGACTTTTTACCAGAGCCGCCAGCCGATGGCGTCCCCATACTTTTTATTACACTAGCCGCTGTTCCTTGCATTGCGTTTATGTACGAAGAAACTTGTAAATCGTCTGCGGTTGTGTCTCCTGTTAAATCAGAATCGCCGTTTAATAAATCATCTTCAGGTACTACTTCTTGATTAGAATCTTCAGCAACAGCGCGTAGCACTGATGGCGGTGGATTGTCTACTCGGTCTTGAACAACCAAACGAAGATGTTCAGGCACATCTTCTATTGTCATCTGCCCAGTCAGAATCAAAAAAGCCGTTGCGTTCCAGGCATGTTGCGCCCCAGACAAAACAACAACTCCAGGGTCGAAGGAAGGTCGTGTATTGTCAAAAGGATCCTCCCCTCTTCTGGAAGCAAAATCAGGGGAGAAGTCGTATGGATTTTGACTTCTATCCCCTCCGCCTGGATTCCCTCCGGTTTCGTCACCGTACCCGTAATACCAGTCAGCTATTATATTTTTCAGACTCATTTTCAGAAACCTCCTGTAGAAACAGCTATTACCCTGTCTCGCAGTCTTTCAGCACGTTCAGGTGTCTGATTTGCCCATCTTGAATCCATCATCTCTTCTGAAGCCCTTTGCCACTCGGAGTCTTCGATAGCGGCCTTGAAGTTCTTAAACTTGCCTAATCCACCCTGCCCAAGCTGAAAACACATGTTAATCAGGACATGTTGCATTTCTTGTGGAAGCTCTTCCCAGCTATCATAAATCTTCTGGCATCCATCAATCGCAATTTGTATGTCTCCCTGGAACAGCTCATAACACCTATCCTCTGAGATACGCTGGTCATCAGTAACATCAGCGCCAATCCCGTAAATGTCTAGGCTGCTTTCTGGATCTGTTTCCAACACTTTATGACCTATTCCGACTGTTTTGTGGTGTTCACTACAGAAATACGCATGGAGTACCTTGCCTTCGTCAGCAGATATTTCTTCGTAAACCTGTTTTACATCAACAGTCATGTCATTTCCCGTTGTTCTTGGTATAGGCTTGAGCGCCAAACCAGACACTAATTAAACCGCCGACACTGACAAAGTATATTGAACTCATGGCCTCAAGCAACTCAGCAGCCTTATCCAAGCCTAAAAAGTCGCAGAAGACAACTAGAGCAGGGTAGAGCAACATGCCTAGTAGTGCCAACCAGCACATATTCCGCTGGGCATCCGCTTTTTCATGCGTTGCTTCTAATTGCTGCAACCGCGCAGTTGTTTCAAGCTCCTCATCTGAAACAATACCATCGCCATCTGCATCGTATTTTGCGTATTCACTGCCTGGCTCTAGTTGTTTTGGAGTCATACCTTCCTCTGTGGCGCTTTCATTTTCACATAATTCTTTACAAAATGATCTTTAATGTAGCTTTTTGGCTTACCAAAGGTTAATAGCTTGTTGTGTCGCCGCATCAGCGGAGGAATCATTGGAACCATATCCTTCCCATGTCGGTACTGAGTGACCAGTATTTGATCCAAAATCTTCAGTCGTCCACATCGAGGAGCGCCAAATGTCACTATCTGTGCAGGAGGTATCTCATCTCTCGTCATTAAAGCACCAGTAATAAGAGCTACTGCACCTCCCAGACTATGCCCCGTTAACTCTATTTTCTTGTAATCAATGTCCTGTTCTAAGCACATTGATGTGACTTTGTTCACAAGCCTTCTACTTGCCTTGAGAAACCCAGCAGGACACCAGCCTAGCTCTCTCGTCCATAGAGGAAGGATGCGTATGTCTCGTATTGCATCCTTGGGTTCATCAGTACCCCTGAAAGCAAACACATTGCCCTTTACCAGCACCTCAATATTAGCTTCCTCGAAAGTGCTTTCTTGATAGCTTTCTCCGCAAATCCTAGCTAGCTTCTGATGACTAGTCATCGCTGTCTCTAGGCCAAAGCCTTACGCCCAGCCTTAGACGATCAGCATCATCTTGTGCTAGTTGCTCAGTGGTTTTCCCACAATCTCTGTGCGCGTTGTCACGTTTGACGGTAAAAGCTCCATCTACGAAAGGGATTCCACTTGGGATTTGAAAGCTTACAGTGCGAGTTGAGCATTCAGGAACTGTCCCACAAGATGCAAGAAGTAAGACGGGGATAAAAAGTAAGTATTTCATAAAACTCCTTTATTTTCGAGCTTTAGAGGTATTTAGCTAAAAATACAGAAGCCAGGATGAACGGGTAAACTCCCCAAATAGACATTTCCATCCTATCCATTCTTTGAGACCCCCGCTCTAACCGTTCTTCAATATTTTTAAATCGAAGCGCGCACTCCCTTTCGTGCGTTTCAATCTTGGCAAGTGCATCCTTAGCCATTATTCTTTCGCCTTACCAACATTGATCGCCAGCAGATCGACTATCTTGTACGCCTTTGCAACCATTGAGTCATCTTTTGGCGTAGGAGTCACAGCAGCAATTGCACTACATGACGCAACTAAAGCCGTAATAATATTTATGATTTCTATAATCTGATCCATGCTGATGTCCTATTATTCAGTGTCGTTGAGGGGGTTTTCAAGTATTGTCATAATCTTTTCTTCTAAGTCTTTTCTTAGCTCCCTGGTCTCTTTGTCCATCTCTTTGAATCGGGTATTCATACCACGCTCCATTGCATACACATCATTTCTAATTTCTCTTTGTGTGTCTGCTGATGTCTTATCAGTAGCTCTTGCTAAGTCCATTACTTCACTAGTCTCCTCTCTTACTATATTAATATCCCCTTTGGCTGTATTAATATCCTCTCTTGCTGCGTTAATATCTTCTCTCAAGTCAGTCTTAATAATTTCTGTTAACTCTGTTAGCCTGACAAGTTCTGCTTGTATCGCTTCTGGCTTTAAATTAGCTAATGCCTCTTCAGCAACAAGTAGCCTATTATACAGCTCGAAACCTCCCCATAGACCACCAATCAGTGTACCTAACAACGGGAGTATAAACAGCATTTTACTGCCGCTCATCTTTATTCCTTCGTACTCTACTTCTGCCATTTCCCTCCCTGTTGTTTCGTACTACCGATTATATTGACTGCGTATCATTTCTTGTAGTTTTTCTTGGGTTTTACCCGCCATCCTGTAAAAACCTGCTACGTTATCAGCAGTCTTCTGCCCTTTATATACTTGCGAACTATCGTACCAACTCTGCTTATCTGCCAGTTGTGTTTGTGAGGCGTACTCACTAAACCCCGCAGAATACCCAATATACGAAACAACAATAGTCTGGTCGCCGTAATCATTAGTGTTCTCGTTGTCTTGTTGTAACTTGTTTAATTCTGCTTGTAAGTTTGATGCTATGACAGTTGAACTAACAGAGTCTGCCAAACTTTCTACTGCGCTTGATTGTCTTTGCTCTTGGAACGTAGGTGCTTCAACTTCAAACTTAGCAAAATCGGGTGCTGTGTTACTTAAAAATTGCCCTATTGATTGCCCTGCTCCTAATGCATCATCAAACGAACTTTCAAAGTTTTGATCAGCTATTGTAAAGTTAGAACCATCGTCAAATGTTAATTCTTGTTGTTCTTCTTCTTGTTGTTCAGCCACCTCAAAAGCAGTTACCGCAGGGCCAGAATCAACTATCTCTACTGCCTGGATCTGCACTTGCCCTGTAGATTGCTCTTGTTGTTCTACTACAAAAGTATTACCTGTAGATTGCGTTATTTGCTGGGAACTTGTAGCTACAGCACTGCCACTTGAATAAGAGTTTGAATTAAAACTACCGCCTGTTGTGCTACCTGATCCCTCGTCTAATTGTTCTTGTAAGACTTCAGCAACTGTTACTCGCTCTTCTTGTGTACCACCAAAAGCTATTGCCGATACAACTGCTTGTGTACTAGAAGCAATAAATCTTGTGCTTTTAGATTTACCCTCCTTTTCTTCTTTGAAGAACTCTTCTTCATCTTCTTCATGTGCTTCATCAAACTCTTGAAAAACTTCTTCTTCGTGTTCTTCTATTGCTTCACGCTCAATGTCTTCTAACTCTTCTGCATATAATATTCTATTCTCTTCAACAGGCTCCCACTCTTCTTCAGTAAATATTTCTACACCTATTGTTTCTTCTAATATATAAATTTCTTGCTCTGTAGGGTTTTGAGCTAGTAGCTCTGCCTCTTCTAAAACCTCTACCTCATAAAATTCTTCTTCGTATAACTCCTCTAAGTCAGTTGCAGCTACAAATTCTTCTTCAGAAAACGCTATATTTTCTCTCTGCTCAAATTCTTCTACCTCATAGGCATTCCAGTCAGCATCTGTCGCATACAAGATTTCTTCAGGGTTTGTTACATACAAGACTTCTTCTTGCGCTAACATTTGCTGCTCTTCGTATGATTCTTCCCAAAAATCCTCTTCTTGAGCGTAAACACCCATACTTTCATCTGTCTCAGTTCCGTACTCTTCTTGTATTGTTTCTCCTGCACAGCCGCCTTCAGAGCAAGGATCATCAAGACCTAAATACTCGTCATCGTAACCGTAATCTGTATATTCCTCATTGCCATATTCATCATAACCATCGTCATAGCCATACTGACTGTCATCTGTTCCATATATGGCATCTTCTAACGCTTGTTGTTGTGCCAGGGCAGACGAGTAACCATCACATGAACTAGAATAAAATACGTCTAAGTCGCATTCGTATACTAATTTAGCGGCTGCATAACCATTACAACTTTCATCATGCAAAGTATTAAGCCCACACTGCTGGACTAAGTAAGCTGCTGCATACCCAGTACACTCTGAGTTATATAGTGAATTAATAGCACATTGTTGCGCGAAGTAAGCTGCTGCGTATCCTGAACAGGTGCTAGCGTATAAGGCATTTATCTCACACATTTCTGCCTGTGTTCCTGAGTATAGTGAACCACCATTTTCTATATCAGGGCCACCGTATCCAGCTAAGTATGCGTCTAATGTAGCGTACCCACTCTGACCATCATTGTAGTATAGGAATGTTTTAGTATCTGTCGGGGTAGTAGAGTGTTTACCTTGTTCACCTATAACAACATCATGGTTAATAATGTCTAGCTCTCTGTACCTGAATTCGTATGAGTTATTGGCGTAAAGGATTGCTTCAAAACTATTGCTTGAACTTCTTTGGAACTCTCTCAGGTAATACCAACCAAAGACAGCATAGTCTCCGAAGTCTTTAAACAACATCTTAGAGGCTTGTCCTCCTGACGCTGTACCCCTTATTAAATCAGTCCATAGAGGATATAAGGTATAGTCTCTGTAAGGTAAGGATTGAGGTGTGAAGTCTGAACAGTTAGATGAATTACCGCCAGCCGATCCACTTCTAAGGTTTACACAGCCATTAGTAGACATTCTAGCGTGTGACCAAGTTTGCCCCCAACGATTCCATTCCATTCCCAGAGATACTTGGTTTGAATATTGGTCATCACTAGCGTTTAAGTTAGTAGTACCTGACATGTTATAGAGGTCTACAAGGTCTTGACCACCTTCGTAGATGTATACTCCACTGTTGTAACAATTCTGGCTGTTAGAACAGGTGCCGTTATTGTCTGCTATTGCATTACCAACAAACAGAATCCCTAGCAGTAAAAGAAGCTTTTTCATCCTTTTTCTTCTGCTTTACGTTTTGCTGCTTTCCTTGCTGCTCTCTTTTCTGCCCTAGTAGGTGCTATCTTGTTAAGGTATGCTTTTTTGTCAGGTCTTTGATCTGTATTTTCTTCCCAAGCAACCCTAGCTGCTTCCCCAATCTCTCCTTCGTAAGGGCAAGGAGTGCCAGCCATCAGCATAGAAGTAAAGACTCGCTCGTCCTGGCACATTAGGCTTACTGCCGCAACTTTCATCCCCATGTCGTAAAGCGTCTTAGATAATTTAATACGCTCACAGTTCATATCTCTAACGCTCTTACCTGCTGATAAACCAAATAATTGCCCTTGGAAAGCGCCACTGATACCCGTGGTACATAAATCCTGAGAGTAACTAGCACCAATGGAAGGAGCTATTGCGCTTGCAGGAGGTGCCTTTGTCTCAATCTCTTGCTTGATTGTTTGATTAGTTTCATTCCTGTTGGTGTTTTCGTTCTTATTGGTATTTTCGTTCTTATTGTTTGTTGTCACATTACTATCTGACGTACTTTCACTTTTATTAGTATTGGTGTTGGTGTTGTTTGAAGTGCTGTCAGAAGTATTAGTATTGGTGTTGGTGTTATTCGATGCGCTATTGCTATTAACATTTTGATCAACAGTTGACGTAGTTGTATTTGTGTTGTTGTTATTAGCTGTTGAATTTACCGTTGAATTATTAGTGTTGGTGTTGGTATTTGTGTTGGTGTTGGCGTTGGTGTTATTCGTTCCGCCTGAACTTACATTGTTATTTGTGTTGTTACTTGTACTCGTATTGGTATTCGCATTGGTGTTGATATTGGTGTTACTTCCGCTATAAGTCGTATTATTAGTGTTAGCGTTTGTGTTGGTATTAGCGTTGGTGTTCGTGTTTACGCTGGTGTTGGTATTAGTGTTCACGTTGGTGCTGCTATTAGTGTTCACATTAGTATTAGCGTTGGTGTTCGTGTTGGTGTTCGTGGCCGTTGACGTACTCGTATTTACATTAGTATTGGCGTTAGTATTTGTATTGGTGCTGGTATTCGTATTGGTGTTCGTATTGGTATTGGTTCCTGTTGAAGTAGTCGTCTGGTTATTATCTTCACAAAATTCTGTACCAGATGTACAGTTACCTGATTGGGCAGCAAACAAGTTCACAGGCGTTAACATAGCCAGGGCAGCTACAAAAATGAATATTTTTTTTATCAACTAGCATAGTCCTTATTCTGGTGCGGCAGGCCAATCCCCACCACTTCCATCTGGGGCCGGTGATGCTAAATTAGGCCATTTTGCATGAGCCGTAATATCTCGCAGCGCCTGTCGATAGGTCGCCCAATCAGCGTTTAATGTTGTGCTGGTTTCCTGTGATTTAATCACCATCCAATCAGACTCAGTCATAAGCGCATCTCTTTTTGCTCTGTTACTTGCTGCCACCGCTGCATTATTGGCTGTTACTACCGCTGCTTTTTCTGCATCAGTCATGTCAGTGACTCTGCGGGTATAGACCTTGCCACCTGATAGGTATGGCGTAACGCTTTCATTCTTTTGAGTCGCTGCATCAAAAGGTAGAAATGTTACGACTTCAGCGCACTCATTAAGCGTTAACCACTCTGCGTCAGGGCCACTTTTTGGAAAGGAGGTGTTAGGAAATAAAACCTTACAGTCTGCAATATCCCCAATATCTGAGCCATCTAACTGGGCTATTTTCATCATCATTATTGTCCTTTGTCTGGGAATGCTTCTGTCGAGGGGGTAAAGTTGCTGGTGTAACGGGCAAAATTGCTGATTCTAAACTCATCAATGTAGCCGTCCCACGGAGTTGCTACCGCTGTAGCACTTGACCACTCACCCCCGATATAAAATATGCCTTCCGTTAGAGCAAATGCTGCGGCGTTTGTCGCTGTTGTGCTGCTTGCAGTACCATCGAGATAACATTTTATGACGTTAGAGGTATCACGCACTAGTGCAACGTGATGCCAAGTGTCTACTGTAAACTCTCCACCAGTGAAAAAGTTTATATAGCTAGTCGCAGCAGTGTACCCTCGAAAAGTACTGCCACTGATGCCAAGCTCTATAGTGTACTGACCAGCACACCACAAAAAAGCAGTGCCAGTATCGTCGGCTCTAGCCCAACACTCTATGGTGAACGGGCCTTCAAGCGATGAAACGTTATAACGACTTGCATCACCTAAACGCACTTGTGCGGCATCGCCAGTTCCATCTAAAGCTAAAGAAGCTGTGCCAAACTTTTTCTGAGTTGTGCTGGAATCAGCATTACCAAGCAACAGCATAGTATTCTGTGCCGCACTATCAAACACTTGCGCGTCAGCCGTATTGAGCAAGAGTTTAGTGTTGGTGATGGCAGCGAGTGGGGCTGTTGGAACAGTGTATGTTGTGCCTGAATAAACGGCTGTCCCTTTGACGATACGAACATCTGATATTAGCCCCTTGTACGGGTTGGTACTGCTTCCAGTGCTACCGATTTGCAACGCAGCACTGATGTCGCCTATGCTAATACCTGAAGCACTGCTGCCAGACCTAACCCCGTTTATATAATGGTATCCTGTGCCACCGCTTACAACAAATGCGACATGATTCCACTGCTCATTCATTTGAGTAACTGTGGCACTGTTGGACGTTACAGCACTGCCAATGCCTTGATAAAACTGCATTGAAGTTGGTGGATTCCCAGCCACGCTATAATAGAAACCAGATGATCCATTTTGCTCAATCACGGTATTAAGAGCTTCGTTTTGATGTGGGTTCACCCACGCTTCAATCGTAAAGGTATCACCTAGATTCCAATCGGCACTGTCTGCCGCTGACAAATATTCACTACCCGTGCCGGGGAAAAAAGCACTTGCCCCATTGACTGCTGTGTCATAGCCCTTGCTGGTCAGGATCGGGGTAAAGGCGGATATACTGGGCGTTAAACCACCTCCAGTTGTATTTTTTGTTATCACGTGGGCTGAGGCAGAATTATCTTTAAATTGGTTAGATTGACAGGTTAGTAGCTTGGTGTTTGTAATTGCAGTGAGTGGGGCTGTGGGCGCTGTAAAGTTGCCTGTATATAAACAAGTGCCTTTCAATATTCTGAAATTAGATATGTAACCAAGGCAACTATCTTGGAAGGCTCCATTGTAAAGTGATGCCCCAACTGTAGCCGTCCCATCGGCATCCGCAGTTACTGTAAAAGTAGCTCCTAGAGCCGTACCATCCACCCAGCAAGTAACAAGATCACTACCGTTTCGTGTGACTGCGACATGATGCCAAACACCCACCGTTAACGGACTGCCTGTACTAAAAACCTTATAACCACCCTGATAAAGTCTCAGCGTAGTCCCTGAAAGAAGACCAAGCTCCATATCGTTAGCATTAATAACATCGCCGATTGCAAAGAAATATTGATTGGCCGTTGAGTTTAACCGCACGAAAAACTCAATGGTATATTCGCCATCTAACGTAAAATCAGAACTACTCGCGGCTTGAATCGCAGTTTGTAGATGGGATGATCCACGAGTTCCTCCACCAAAATGATTTGACCACTCACCATCTACCCTAGCAAAAGGCCCGAAGGAACCTTGAGAGACATTCCCGGCTGTGGTTATTGTATGGTTGCTGTCTGACCCATCGTCATAAACAATGTTAGTGCCATTGTTAGAGCCATCAAAGTGGCTTAAAAAACTGACGTTATCAAACTCATCGTCGCTTGGTAGATCAACACCACCACTACCCATCAGTATTTTAGTAGCACCACTCATTAGGACATATCCTGCCCAGCAGTAAAGCCGTAATAAGTTGTCCCCGCATCTACCGTATAGAAGACAAATATATCAACGTCATCATCTCCAGTTGAGAGCGTAGGCGCTTCATCACCCGCCCACTTGATGCTTGAATGCCATGTAATCACTCTAGCAGTGCTTCCTTGAATAACCCGCAACGTAGCCGCGCTGACCTTGCCACTTGCGGCAGGGTTAGCAAAAGAAACAGTAGTTGCTTCGGTTAAATCATGGCTGAAGTTGTCGCCTAGTTGAAGATTCAAAGATACTGCATTGGAGCTTGAAGTAACGGCTGTGTATTCTCCTGAAGTACCAGCGTCATTTGTTACTACACCGTTGGCATCTGCTGTCACAGCCTTAGATGCTGCTGTTAATCCAAGCGTAGTAATGTCGAGGTAATTAAGTTCTGCTGTAGTCGCAGTTACTCCGTCGAGTATATTGAGTTCTGCCGCTGTTGAGGTTACACCGTCTAAGATGTTTAGCTCGGCAGCAGTAGAAGTTACTCCATCCAGGATGTTTAGTTCTGCGGTGGTGCTTGTAACACCATCAAGAAGATTAAGCTCTGTAAAGGTAGACGTAACTCCGTCTAAAATGTTCAACTCAGCGGCTGTAGAGGTTACCCCGTCAAGGATATTAAGCTCTGCTGCTGTTGACGTTACGCCATCAAGTATATTGAGTTCAGCAGTAGTAGACGTAACTCCGTCCAAGATATTAAGTTCTGCTGCTGTCGATGTAACACCGTCTAAGATGTTAAGTTCTGCTGCGGTGGAGGTAACACCATCTAAGATGTTGAGTTCAGCTACGGTAGACGTAAGTGCCGTTGTTCCGTCATTCAGCGTTGCGTAGGTTAATGTTCCGGTGAAAGTAGGCCCAGCAATGTCTGCCTTAGTAGCAATCGCTGTAACAATATTGTCGAACTCAGTTTCAAACTCCGTACCCTTAATAAGCTTTCCACTGGCACCAGAGGACAACCCATCTTTGGCTGCAAAGTCTACGGTCTTTGTATAATTAGACATAGCTAGATTCCCTCAAGCAATAAAAATAGGGGCGAAAAAGGGGGTCAATGAAGACCCCCATGAACGCTCGTTACTCAGCTATAGCGAGAACGAAACCAGCTTCAGGACGATACACCTGAACACCATACAGGCAGTCTGCCGTGTACAGAGTTGAGAGGTATTCCTGCTTGTACTGGGTCTGTGAACGTACTGACTGCTGCTCCGCAAGGACAATAGCGTCTTTGTGGAAAAGCAAAGCACCACGGGTGTCGATAGAAGACGCAGTGTTATCACCAGCGGCCTCAATCGTTGCACAGTTAGCAGAAACGTAAACGTCTACACCGTACAGATTACCGATAAGACCTGAATTTGTAGTCTGACCACTTACGAAGTCAGAAGATACATATCGGTCAAGACCCATAATCGTCTTACGAACAGAAGGAGGAATAATAAGTACACGACCTTCCATTGGTACGTTGTTGTCGTCTAGCTTCTGTATCATGTCACGATAAAACGCATCAGTAAAAACGTCAGCAGCAACCGCTGTGTCATCTGTATACTGAGTTGTTGTACCGCCATCGTTAAAGAAACAACCTGTGTGCTGGTAGTCAGTCGCAGCAGCGCCGTGTACTACCACTCCACCATCACCAAAGCCAGTACCGCAAGCATGAAGGTCAGTGTCTACTCGCACTGCGAGAGAGTAACCAGCATCGTCGGTGTAAAACTGACGCAAGCTGCTAAGAGCCTGTACCTCAACAATGTCCTCGATCAACCTTGAGTATTCAAAGTGTCGATTGATGTCGATAGTCAGTTCACTCTCAGTGTTGGCAATGATAGTAACTGCTGTATCAGCAGCCTTAGCATTAGCGTCACCGCGAGTGGGCTTGGGAATGTGCAACTTGTCGCCTTTCTTGCCGTTCATAGCAATCTTTTTGACAAGCGGAGCCATTTTTAAGTTTTTCTGGTAAGCAGCAATAATCTCATCAGACCATATTTCAGGTATGAATGTTGCCGCCTCTGTAAGCGCAGTATTACCACCCGCGCCAGGATATGTTGCTGTAGCCATTTTACTTCTCCTAAGTTATTTGACTCGACCCTCTTGGTAAGCTCTATAAATTTCTGGTTGTAGAGCCTGATACCTATCTGGGTCTGTTCTCATAAGTTTAATAATGTCGGTCCTGCGATAAGTTTTTTTTCGAGATCCCTCTGCACTACCTTGTGCGCTGCCTGTATTGGCTGATTTAATCTGCTGCTTCCGATTTTGAATTTCAAGACTGGCGGCTTGCTGGGCGTTTTCCTTTCCAGCATTTGTTAAACCTTTCCAAGTCGTAAAAAGCTCATTAGCAGCTTCAGCATTATAATTTGCATTTGCGTCTGCAAATAACTGCTGCCTAATATTAGAGTCATCTATCCATGCTTTGAAATTCCCATCTTTGAGAATGTCATTCATGTCAGGATGTTTGCTTTGTAGTTCCGCTAAGGACGTTTGTTTCTTGAACCTAGCAGTGTACTCTTCTGCCTCCCTAATTTTAGGATGATTATCAATCGCACGATTAACGGCGGCTTGAGGATCTGTAAAATAATCCAACTCATCTTCTGGCCCAACTTCTTGTTGGGGTGCTGGTTGTTGCGTCTGATTCGTAATGTAATCATCGACAACTTTGCGAAGATCTCCTACCTCAGTAGACTGACGACCTAAAAGCTTTTCAGCTTCTTGGTGCATCTGCACAACTTGCTCCAGAGATTTACCTGAGTATTTCTCCGGGACTTGAGGCTCTTGAGGTTGCTCAACTTGACCCTGTGGCTCCGATAAAACTGGCTCCTCTTCAGTGATCTGCTGAATCTCTTGACCTTCACTTTCAACGCTGACCGCTTGCTCCTCTTCTGGAGGCAGGTCAACCATTGACGCTCTTGACATAACTAAACTCCGTGATTATCAAATCATTATGGAGATGTGTTTTTCCTACCTGCTTGTTCGTGTTCTCTTACCCATTTCATGTGTCTACCAGGGAAATCCCCACTAGACCCATCTAAGATAAAAGACGGGGCAGATAGCATTTTTTTAGCATCTTCGCCACAACCGCACCTGCTAGTTGTTACGTTTTTGCTAACAAACTTTTCAAATACATGCCCGTTAGGGCAATGAAAATCGTAAACTTTTAACATTCTACTCTTTCCAGCTTGCTTTCATAGACTTTAAAGTTAGTTTTTTTATTAAGAAGCTTCTTGTTGGGCTTCTACCTGCTCTCTTCCTGCCTCAATCGTACCTTCTAAGTTCATAATTGAGTTAAAAGCGGCAATTTGGCCCTTTCTAAAGAATAAATCTTCTAAATCCTTAACTGTCTGTATATCGGCAAGACGGTCAGCATTGCTAGAAACGTCTTTTAAGAGTTGTTTGAAGCCCTCATGGTTAAATAACTCGTTATAGTTATTGTAATAGGTTTCAAGCTCTGGAGTCATAAACTTCCTTTGTTATCTAGTATGGTTTTTTTACTTTCTTTTTTTTCTTAGGCTTACTTTTTACGCCGTGAGCCATTTGCTTTCTCCTGCGCTTTTTTAGAAAGATCGTTGAAGTGAAACAGCTTTACAGATGTCTTCCCGTGATTCCTGCCTGAATGCAGATCACCGTTTGGCATCTTATGCGTTCCCCCGCTAAATGGTGTTCCGTCACGCTTGTAATGCTTCATTCCTTTAGCCACTTAACCTCCTACCATTTAACCTTATTAGACCAATATGCCGCAGAACACTTTCCTTTTGCAATATTCTTGGCATGTCTAGCCTTAAAAGACTTTCTTCTGGCTTTGTCCTTTGCAGATTGAGGGTTCTTCCCCGCACCACTAACGCCTTGCTGACCAAAACGAATAGTTTTTACACTACCATCCTCGCACTTAGCCACAACAACGTGACTTTTAGTCGGATGATTGGGCGTTTTTTTAGGCTTATTGTAGCCACTAACCCCAATTCTTTCTAATCGTGCGTCTTTTGCCATTAGCCTGTACCAAAAGATTCAGACACTACCTTTGCAGGACGACCTCTTTTCTTAGGCAGTTCCTGTCTATCAGAGAACATCTTCTCCAACGCTTCTAAGCGATCCCATTTCGGTTTGAGGTAATTGTCTACGTTCCTGAGGAGAATCTGGAGTTCGTGGTCTGTTAGCATTTTCTTTTCCTTTGATTTCTCTTTCTTTAAGGAGAGTCTGGGCCGTCTTTAAGCGACGATCAAACTCTTTGTCTTCGCCATCACCTTCTTTTAAGTTTCGAGTGATAGCGTTAATGAGATCAATTTGTAACTCTTTTGGTGCTATATCTGCTTCAACAGCTAGCTTAACGGCTCTAGCGCCAGACTCTTGAGATTGTGCAGTTAACGCTGCTGTTTGTGAATTCGTTAACTCAATCTGAGACTGCTGTGATGCCATCGCCATTTGTTGCGCTTCTGGGTTAGGCTGCATCGCTTTCTGCATAGCCGCCATAAGATCTTCACGGTTCGAGAGGTTCATATTGTCAATAATAGACTCAACCAACGTAGCATAGAGCGGAGAGTCCTGCTTCATCGTCTGTAGCAACTGAACTAACTGCGTGACCTCGTATTCCCTCGCTATAATGCCCAAAGTGCTACTGGCGTTAAACTTGTAGTCAGCAACAGGGTAGTTCTCAGGATCAAACTGCATGTAGCGATAAGCTGCTTTCTTGACAAAAGGTAGTAAGAAAGACTGCTGGAAGTTAATCAGGGTACGTTTGTGCCGCTTGATAATGGCCCCAAGAGACATTGAAATCCCTGCTGCCGTAGCTTCGCCGTTTACCTGCCCCGCAATTCCTGCCGAGTCTACTGCGCCAGTAGCCTGTTGTACCATCTGCTGCAAGGACGCTGCCTGGTTAAAGGTAATTGAGTTAACCTGCCCGAAATTAAAGGGCTGTAGGACTTCTCTGGGATCACCACTGGTGAGGATTATCTTCCCTGGACGTATTTCAGGCTTTGATCCTCTAGGAAGTCGGGTGGCATCAATTGCCATCATGGGATGAATAGTCAGGCTTAACGCATCAATTCTGGCTCTTAACTCAGTATCAAGGGCTTTCTGAGAATTATAACCCTTTTCGCATACGCCTCGACCCCAGAACCTGCCTGGGACAACATCCCAAGGAAAGGCGATAACAGGTCGATCCTGCATCATATAAGGATTAGCTTCCGCTTTTAACAGAATACCGCCATTAGCAATAACGACAATAGCTTCAACGTACTTTGAATCTTCTACTTCTTCAGAAAGATCTTCTATCTCTTCGTCTAAAGCCTCTTCAAGCATCTCCCTTGGAACTAAACCGTAATATTTAGTCAGCCGAACCTTGTCATCATGGTAGATAGTAAGGTCACGATCTGGCTCTAAGTCTGTGTCTGGAGTAGCCAAACCAATATAAACATCTCTGTAAACGCCTTGCTCCTGAAGTAGTTCTACCTGATGAAGACTGACAAATTCATCAATGGCAACACCCATAGCATCTTCAATAGAGGTTGAAACAGGGTCAATCAGAAAGTTCTGTGGCATGACAGGCTTTAACTTAACCTTAACCCTTTCCTGTATATTGACACCGACCGCTTGTAATTCACCGCCCATAATAGGCTCTGATGCAGGAATCATCTCTTTCATTTCTTCGATGACCAGCTCGCCAATGCCTGTGCCAAACACAGCAGCATTGATTAAGCATTCTGCTACAGCCTTACGGACTTTACAGTCTTCAAAGTCTTCAGTGAGCTTGTTTCTCAGGAATTGGACATCTTGCGGTTCCGTGTCGCCTACGTTATCTGAGACATCAAACCACTTACCACGGCCAAAGGTAGCCTCTTCAAGCTCTGCCACATTGGATTCAACCGCTTGTTGTAAGGCAGGAGATATAATCCTTGAACGCTCTGAAGCTCTTTCGCTGTCAGCAGAATCCCAGATACCACGCCAGAGTCGGTAATATTCTTCAAATCGGTCAGAATAATTAGATTCGTAGTTATTCCGCCAGTCATCACACTTAGTAATGACCCATGATTCAATAGACTGTTCTACTAAGAGCGGGTCTAATTCGTATAGCTCACTCATATCTTGCTCCACGCATACGCTAATTTAATACCCTGCAATAACGTCCAGTATCTCTGGTTCATCAAACTCAAACTCGTTGATCCCATATGGAACCTGGGCTAGTTGGTCAATATAACTTAACGAGTCTACTAAGTCATCATGGGTGAGCGGATCAGGAAACTGAAACAGCTCATCAAGGAACTGGATATTCCAATCGCCCTTTTCTAATGAAATAACCCCGTTTTCAAATCTGCCCTGTAACGACCACATGATACGGTCTGTCTTCTTTCGGTTGCCGTGGGTTAGCTCAACAACCCTAAAAAATTTGTTATATTTCTTCTGCATGTCTGTTAACGGCGACATGACCGCTTGCTTGGCAATACCCCGCTCAATACCTACAGAGACAGGATCGTACTTATCAACAACATTGAAAATCTTCTGGGCTGTTTCTTTAAGATCCCATCTGCCGTGAATAATCTCCTTAATATACCAGTCACCATTGTCCGTTACCATCACGACAGAAATCGCTGTATTATCAAGTCTTGAGTTCTTAGAACGCTTTTTACCCACCTCTTCAAAACCAGCAAGGTCGATAGCAATGTAGTAATCACCCGCTTCAGGTTCAGTCCCGTACTTAACCCACTCTTCCTTGAACATCTCTGAACCACGGGCCTCGAAAGAGGCTAGAAATTCCTGTCGGAACGCATATGAGGACATTGACTTCTTAGCGGTATCAATTTCTTCAGGGTCTAACAGGGGATTGTCATAGGAAGTGTAATGCCAGGTCTTGTAAGTCAGGTCATCACCTAACTCGCCATACTTATAGAGGTCATAAAAGTGATTGCGACCAATGGGTGTTCCAATGAACATGGCTGAACCCTTCTGGTCAGTCAATGCAGGTCTGAGAATCTGTTCAAAGACTTCAGGCTTCATGTCAGCGTACTCATCCAGCACCAGGAACTTGAGGGATACACCCCGCATTGTCTCTGGTCGGTCAGCACCCTTGAGACTGATAGTCGCCCCATTGATGAGTTTGATCTGAAGATTGTTGATATGTGACCCTGAAATGACAGGATGGCCCAACTCTAAGAGAGTTTGCCACATGATATCCCTTGCCTGACCCTGAGTCGGTGCAACATAGAATACATGGCCTTTATCAGCCTGAAGAGCGTTAACAATAAGCATCCACGCTGCTAGTCGAGATTTGCCTGTACGACGACCCGCCGCAACAATCTTAAATCTGGTGGGATCGCCCCAGACATCTTGCTGCCAAGGGAGTAATTCAATGTTTAACTTAGTCTCAGACATGGCTTATCGTAAAGAAATATCTCTTTGGCGGAACCAAATATTGCACGACCATTTTACCCCCGCCTTAACTGGCAAAGACCCATGAAGACTTTCATACATAGGGATGTCAGGAACGTCTTCATCTATGTTTTTAAAAACCAACATCCTCCCCTTTTTAGCAGGGACTGTCACTCCCATATTAGGGAATATTGTTTCTCCTCCTTCTTCTACATCGCCAAGGTATAATAAAGCAGTTTTTAGCCTTTGCCCCCAGCCAGCGCAAGATTTTTTCCGCGCTTCTGAATCAACAACCATAGCGTCCGTATGGGGTTTGTATTCCTGCCCTAGCTCATACCTAAGAACTTGAAACCCTTCTGCATGTGTAAAAGGTATGCCAACTTCTCTAGCTACCCTGTGTCCTAGTTCGTAAACAATTTTATTGCTATCCTTTTTTAACCAATGTTGATAGCTTGTTCTAGCGTCTACTACTTTAGTTTCAGAGCGTATAGCCCCTCCTTTAGACCTTACTAAATCATTTTTAGCAAGCTCAATAAGATAATCACACTCGTAATCAGATAAGAAATTATCAATTACTGTAAAGCAAAACTGGTTATTTAAAACCACCCGTTGCTTGCCTCAACCCCAGACATGAACCTTCTTCTTTCCCTGGTATTCTACGCCTAGACCTTCACTAATAAGGGTTTGAGCAATGTCTACACCACCATCTATTGTGTATAAATTAGCCAACACCCTGCCGTATTTGTCTTCTTTGCCACCATCAATGGATTCTAACCAGACCTGACTTCCGCATAACTCAACCATTCGATCCTTTGCCTGATAACCCATAGCTTTTTCAACCTTATTTCGGGTACGAATCTCTGGGGTATCAATAGAAGCCACACGAATGGAACTTCTTTTCGATAGGTTAAAGGGCAATCTGATCTGACAAGTAATAGTATCGCCATCATAAACAGAGACAACATCAGCTTTGAAAAAGTATAACTGCTCAAAATTAGTCATAGGCTTCATTTTTCTTCGTTTTAGGGTCGTCTTTTAGAAATCTACCTTTGGAATCCCTAGCTCTCTTCTTAGGCTTCTTCTTAAAAAGATTCTTGAGCCAATTAATCATTAAACTCTCCCTCAATAACAGGTTGGTCAGGGACATCGACTTGATTAACACCTACGATATTGATCTGAATGGCGCTTCTACCTCCATCTTTAGCAACATCCTTCTCAAATGCAGCAATAGGGGCTAGTCGATCAATCAACATCTTCCAGGCAGCGGCTTGATGTTTGTGTTCATCATTGAGCGCAGCATCAAAAATACTCTGTAGGACTAGCTTGGACTTGGGGGAAGCCAGCATACGGGATTTGTAATCATTGATAATAGCAGCATCACCCTTGGGACGACCTACTGCATTACGATTACCTCGCTTCTTGGCTTTTACTTCTGATTGCTTGGGTCTACCACGCTTTCTTTTCTCAAGATTGAACTCTTTACGTTCGGCAACCTGAGCTTTTAGCTTTTCATCCATAGAAATCTCTTAAAACCACCCCCCGAAGAGGGTGGGAAATGGAGTACCAAAGCAAGGCACCTTAAAACCCTGCCTCACGGCCCATCCTACCAAGATTAACCATTGCAAGTACATGAATATTACTCATCTTCTTCCTGTTCTTCTTGAAATTCATTCAACAAGTCATCAAAAGAGTCAGCTATCCGCTCTAAAGAAGAAGCAATACTCCGCATAGAAGCTGACATCGCAAAGAAATCCTCTTCATCCATATAGACCTCATCACTATGAAAAACATTCATCTTGCATAACAGGAAGTTGAAACTCATTCATAAACCTAAGTTTCACGTGAAACATTAGCAGAGCTAATACCTACATAAGCTAATCTAATGATGCTCAGTTTGGCTTATTTTGTATCTGGGTGGGAACTACATAATAAAGCATCGCGGCGCTAGGCCCCCCGTCCCGTCATCATTCTAATCAATAGTACCCCTGGACCATAATCATTCTGAGTGATGATTGATTCTATGAATGATAGTACATGGTAATGATTGATATCAGTGATGATCAGCCAGGATGATGATGGTATAGCTGGTTAATAAGGTGTGTGAATGGGATAGGGTGCCTATCAAGCACATTTGAACCACTATAAATACCAGTGATGTTTAGTGTCATGCCCTATAAGTCCTGAAATATTTTATACTTTTTTGAGCAAAATATCTATAGCGCAACATTCATGCCAATGATGATAGTTCCATTAGTCGTGGGATAGTTTACCTTAGTGTCTACATTCATTCACAAGGTAATCAACATGATCCGAACCATTACAGCAACCATCATAGCCCCAATCATTGCACTAGCAGGGTTCCGGTTCTCAAAGCACTACCGATGGGGAACCACTAGGGCTAACAGGACTATCTATGCATTAGTCGATACCATTCACGCAAACTGTTTAGCTGATCGCATTAGACCAATGCCAGTTGAGCTGATCGATTGGAATGACTAACCAATAACACAACCACTACATACCCGCTTAATTGCGGGTTTTTGGGTAGTAATACCCGATAAACCAACAATAGGTGAGAATATGATTATTAAATCAATTGAAATAAAGAAAAAAGACGGAACGTCTTGCGGAACCATTAACACAATCAACCGAACCCCTAGAAACTTTTCACGCTCAATCGCAAAGCAATATATCTATTTTAAAGATTTACCCGTATCGGCTGAATTCACAATCAACGGCAATACTTGCAAGAAACGGTCAACACGCACAATGGATTTGACATACAACGGTTTCACCAAATGGTTTTATGCCAGACAGCGTGACCGATGCGTAGTCGGTCAATATTCCGTGATCTAACCACTAACCCCAACCATCAGGCCCTGTAACCAGTCAGGGCTTTTTGGTGCAAGCAATTCAATAATAAGGTGAGAAATTATGAGAAAATTTGCACGAAACAAGATAGCTATAGCGATTAAGCCAAAAGAGCGCGGATATATTCTATATCAAGGCCCGTCACAATTAGACGGCCAGCCTATTGTAGTAATAGCCACCATGACTACTAGCAACGTGAAAACAGGCGACATGGTGCAAACATGGATTTTGCGAAGCGATATCAATCCCGTCGAGGCTTCCAAAGTTGGCGAAGATAAAAGCATATGCGGCAATTGCCCGCAACGTCATCACACTGGCGGCGCGTGTTATGTCAATATTGGACAAGCACCTAATCAGGTATATAAAAGTTTTAAACGCGGGATATATCCTGTTTTTGATTACTCTTTACACTCTCAATACATAGTCGGCAGAAAAATCAGATTGGGCGCTTATGGCGATCCAGCCGCAATTCCATTCGACATTGTCGAACCATTCGCCAAGCTTGGCATCGGGCATACTGGCTACACTCATCAGGCGAACCATAAAAGCTTTGATGATAGATACTTTTCTTTATTGATGGCGAGTGCCGATACCCCGAAACAATCATTAGCATTACAAGCGCGAGGCGCAAAAACCTTCCGTGTAGCACTTGCAGATGATTCGCTGTTTGAACATGAATCAGAATGCTTTGCCGATAGTGAAGGCATTCAATGTGCCGATTGTTTACAGTGCAACGGACAGCGGGGAAATATTGCAATTCAAGTACACGGATCACG